ACAGAATTTATTTATAAACCAGATGGTGAAGTATTAAAAACTTTTATGAAAGGTAAGAGTTTTTTTCGTGGGATTCGTGGTCCAGTTGGAAGTGGCAAGTCAGTTGCTTGTTGTGTTGAGGTATTTAGAAGAAGCCTTGAGCAGAAGAAAAACAAAGATGGTATTCGAAAAAGCAGATGGGCTATCATAAGAAACACCAATCCACAGTTAAGAACAACAACAATAAAGACTTGGTTAGATTGGTTTCCAGAAAATACCTGGGGAAAGTTCCATTGGTCTGTTCCATACACTCATCATATCCAGAAAGGTGATTTAGATATTGAGGTTCTTTTCCTTGCTTTAGATAGACCAGAGGATGTTAAGAAACTTCTTTCTTTGGAATTAACTGGAATATGGATCAACGAAGCAAGGGAAGTACCCAAGAGTATTATAGATGCGTGTACTATGCGTGTTGGTCGTTATCCTTCTATGCGTGAGGGTGGACCAAGTTGGTCTGGTGTGATTGCAGATACGAATGCTCCAGAAGAAGATCATTGGTGGGCGATCATGGCTGGTGAGGTTCCGATACCAGATCATATTCCAAAAGAGCAAGCTAAGATGTTAATCAAGCCAGATAACTGGTCTTTTTATATTCAGCCACCAGCTATGGATGAAACACTAGATGATAAAGGTGATATTAAAGAATACAAAAATAATAAGAAGGCTGAAAACAAAAGTAATGTATTAGAAACTTATTATGAAAATTTAATTAGAGGTAAAACTAAAAGCTGGATAGATGTTTATGTTATGAACAGATTAGGTACAATACAAGAAGGTAAGCCTGTTTATCCTCAGTTTGCAAGTGAAACCCATATTGCTACAGAAGAAATACCGATTGCAGTAGGTGTGCCTTTATATATTGGTATTGACTTTGGACTTACTCCAGCTGCTGTCTTTGGTCAGAAGGTTAGAGGTAGATGGTTAATACAATCAGAGATTGTAGCGATTGATATGGGTATTGTTAGGTTTGCAGAATTACTACGACAAGAGATAGCAACTCGTTTCTCTGGTTTAGATGTTAATATCTTTGGTGATCCAGCTGGAGATTTTAGAGCGCAAACAGATGAATCAACTCCATTTCAAATATTAAGAGGTGCTGGTCTAAGAGCTACACCAGCTCCATCTAATAGTATTGATCTTAGACTTGAATCTGTTTCTTCTCAGCTTACTAAGATGGCAGATGGGTATCCAGCTTTTAAGATTGATAGACGTTGTCCTACTTTAATAAAAGGTTTTCAAAACGGTTATTGTTATAGACGTATGCAAGTATCGGGAGAACGATTTGATGATAAGCCAGAGAAGAATATGTACTCTCATATTCATGATGCTTTACAGTATCTAATGTTAGGTGCTGGAGAAGGTAGACAATTAATTTCTGGACAACAACCACTTACTTCGTTTAATGCTAGAAAAGAATATGATATTTTTAGACGAACAACAATTAAGAGAACGTCGCAACTATGGTCAAGATTATAGGAGGTAGTTATGTGTTTTGCAGGAAGTAGTAGTCCCACACCACAAGTTGATCCACAAATAAAGGAACAACAAGAAGCAGATATGCAAAAAGCGGAAGAAACAAAAACAAAGCAAAAAGAACAACAAGTACAAAGTAGTGTTGCTGTTAATCAACCATTAGTACAATCAACCCCCACACCTCCTTCTACACCTCAAGTAGATATACCAGATGTCTTGGCAGATTCTGGAATTGGTGATGCTGGTGTAGTAAAAGCTATACAAGACAGAGCCAAAGGAACTGTTTTAAGAAGAAGAAAGAAAACTGGAAGATCAAGTTTATTTACAAGTCAGGGTGGTGGCATTGGTTATTATTCTAAATATAGGGCGTAGTCATGGAAGATTTAGCAAAAACTTATATTAAAAAATATGAAAAGGCAAAAACTCATAGAGATCATTTTGTTCCTTTGTTTGAAGAATGTTATGAATATTCTATGCCACAAAGAGAATCTTTTTATACTGAGTCTGTTGGTCAGAGAAGAGATGAAAAGATATTTGATGAAACAGCAGTTGTTGGTGTACAGGAATTTGCATCAAGATTACAGGCTGGTTTAGTTCCTAACTTTGCTAGATGGGCTGACTTTGTTGCTGGCTCTGAAGTTCCTAAAGAACAAAGAGAAGAAGTTAATAATGATCTTGATGAAGTTACTGACTATGTGTTTGAGGTATTACAAAACTCTAACTTTGGTCAAGAAGTTCATGAATCATTTATGGATTTAGCAGTAGGTACTGGTGTTTTGCATATTGCTGAAGGTGATGCTGTTTATCCTGTAAACTTTTCTGCTGTTCCTTTACCTCATGTTGTCCTTGATACTGGACCAGATGATAAGATAGATCATATTTTTAGAGAAAGAAAAGTAAGATATGGTGATTTACCTATCTTATATCCAGAAGGAAAGTTTGATTCTAAATGTCAAAATATGATTTTAAATAGTCCAGATTCAAAAGTAACTATACTTGAAGTTGTTTGTAAAGATTATTCAAAAACAAATGAAGATGCTTATCTTTCTTATGTTATTGAAATGTCAGACAAGAAAGTAATTAAAGTTGATTCATTCAAAGGTGTAGGTTCTAATCCTTTTGTTTGCTTTCGTTGGTCTAAATGTAGTGGTGAAGTGTATGGTCGTGGTCCACTTATGAATGCATTAAGTGCAATTAAGACAACTAACCTAACTGTACAGCTAGTATTAGAAAATGCACAAATGGCTATCTCTGGTATTTATCAACTAGATGATGATGGTATAGTTAATCCAGATACAATTAATCTTGTTCCCGGAACAGTTATACCTAAAGCACCAAACTCTGCTGGATTGCAACCTATTAGGGCAGCAGGCAGTTTTGATGTAAGTCAATTTATATTATCTGATATGAGATTAAATATTAAGAGAGCTTTATACAATGAAATGTTGGGTGATCCTAATAAAACACCAGCTACTGCTACTGAGATAGCAGAACGTATGGCTGATTTGTCTAGGCAAATTGGTTCTGCTTTTGGTAGATTGCAATCAGAATTAGTACAGCCTGTCCTCCAAAGAGTTATTTATATTCTAAAGAAGCAAGGAAGAATAGAAATACCTACTGTAAATGGTAGACAAGTAAAGGTTCGCTCTGTATCTCCATTGAGTCAAGGACAAGCAAAGCAAGATATAAACAATACTGCACAATGGATGCAGTTAGTTCAACAAAGTTTTGGTCCAGAAATTATGAACTTGTTAGTAAGTGGTGAGGAAGTAGCTAGCCATTTAGCTAAGAAGTTTAATATTCCAGATAGTTTAATTAGGGATGCAAGTGAAAGACAAGAGCTTATTCGATTAATGCAACAAGCTCAACAAATGCAAGCAATGCAACAACAACCACAAGGAGAACCAGTTGTCGAACAATAAATTTATTGGGATAGATGGAATACAAAGATCAAAGGAAAAAGATAATATAATTAGTAGTAATATGTTATCTGCTTTTTCTACTCCATCTGGTAAAGAAACCCTTAATTATTTAAGAAGCATTACTATTGAATCTGTAGCTGGACCAAATATATCAGATGGTGAGCTTCGTCATATTGAAGGTCAAAGATATATAGTTGGTTTAATTTCAAGAAGAATGAATCATGGAGAGAAGGTAAAAGCAAATGTCTGAAGAATCATTAATTAAACAAGCAGAAGTAACTGAAGAACCACAAACAGAAACAACAGAAGAAAAAGATTTTGTAACTGCGGAAGATGAAGCTCCACCAAGACCAGAATGGTTGCCAGAAAAGTTTAAAACACCAGAAGCTTTGTTAGAATCGTATAGTAATCTTGAAAAAAAACAAAGTCAAAAAGAAGAAGATTTAAAAAAATTATGGGAAGAAGAACGACAACAACAAACATTTGCTAATAGACCAGAAAATGCTGGTGATTATGAATTGCCAGAAACAATAGATAAAGAGCTTGCTGAAAATAATAAACTTCTTGATTGGTGGTCTAAGGTTTCTTGGGATAATGGATTTAGTCAACAAGAATTTGCAGATGGAATTGAAATATTTAGAAATGAATATTATGGTGAGCAAACATCAGCAGAAGATCAAATAAAAAAACTTGGTGACAATGGACAGGAAAGAGTACAGGCTGTTGAATTATGGGCTAATAAGTTTTTCCCAGAGAATATTATGCCATCTATTGTTCGTTTAGCAGAAACATCTGAAGGCATAGAAGCTATGGAACATATTATGGAATCATTAAAAGGAACACAATCTATTGCTTCTGAGTCATCTAATAAGCTTGACGAAGATATGGTTATACAAATGATGAAAGATGAAAGGTATCACAATCCAGCGAAAAGAGATTTAAATTGGGTTAAACAAGTAGATGATTCATATGCAAAACTCTTCCCTGATTAAACAAGATGGAAGCTTTAAACTAGTTAAAACTTCATTAGATCATGTAGACTATCTTTCAGATAAACTAAGAAAACAAGATTTAATAGAGTTAGAAAAGCTTGAAGTAAAACCAAGATATGCACTTGTTTTTCCTTTTACTGCATCAACTTCAATAACTTATACCTTACTTTATGATGAGGAACCTGTTTCAATGATTGGGACAATGGAATCTTATCGTGATGATTTTGCTAGAATATGGATGCTTTCTTCAGAAAATATAGTTAAATGTAAAAGAATAATTGCTAAACATTCTGAATGGATGTTTAATCTTTTACAAGCCCATTATTATAGGCTTCATAACATTATTCCAGTTGAAAATACCATGACAATTAAGTGGTTAGAGATGAATGGATTTATGTTTGGAGATACACACATTATAAATGATTATGAGTTTGTTGAATTTTTTCGTTGCAATTTGGAAAAAAATATTATTTATAATGAAATATCGAAGCCTGTAATGCACTGAGCAACCCTATAAAGGATAATTGCTATGAGGTGATCTACTCAGATAACTTTGTAACAATGGTGAAACTTTATAAGGGAGTGTTGCAAAATGGCAAACACAATTTCTACAGCCTTTATAAAACAGTTTGAATCTGAAGTACACTTAGCTTATCAACGAATGGGATCAAAGCTAAGAAACACGGTTCGTACTGTTTCCAATGTATCTGGTAATGTTGTACGTTTTCAGAAAATTGGGACTGGCTCAGCAAGTACCAAGTCAAGAAATGGACTTGTTACTCCAATGGAACTAGCACATACAACTGTCGAAGCTACTATGTCTGATTTCTATGCATCAGAATATATTGATAAGTTGGATGAGTTAAAAACAAACATTGACGAAAGACAAGCTGTTGCAAAAAGTGCAGCTGCTGCTCTTGGTCGTAAAACAGATGAAATATTGTATACTGCTATGGATGCTGGTGCTAATAGCACACAGATTCATGATACTAGTAGTGCATTAGAAAAAGCTGATTTACTATCATTGTTTGAAACTTTTGGTTCAGCAAATATTCCAGAAGATGGTGGAAGATATTTAGCTATGCATCCAAAAGGTTTTGCAGATTTATTTCTCATAAATGAGTTTGCAAGTTCAGATTTTGTTGGTGAACAGAATCTACCTTATGCTGGTGGAATGACTATGAAACAATTTTTAGGTTTCAGTATCTTTTCTACATCAGCAGTAACTGCTGGTAAAAACATTGCATACCATACATCTGCCGTTGGTTTGGGTATTGGTGCTGATGTTAGTACCGAATTAAATTATGTTGCAGAAAGAGCTGCACATTTAACCACATCTATGATGAGCATGGGTGCTGTTGTTATTGATGACAATGGTATTTATGAAGTCTTAGATAATAATTCATAGGAGGTAATCACATGGCTTTTAGTGCTTCTGGTTTAACCCTTTGGACAATGAATGGAGATGGTCCAAAACTTTGGAACTATTCAACAACAGATACAATCGCAACTGTTAACAGCTCTGGTTATTTTAATAGTGCTGCTAATATGTTAAATGTGCGTGATATTATCTGTGTTTCAGATACTAATGCTCCAACAACTCATTGGGTAAACGTATTATCAAATACTGGTTCTGTAGTAGATGTATCAGATGGTACAGCTATTGTAGAAACAGATGGTGACTAAACAAGGAGATGGGGGAGTTATGCTCCCCCATAATATTATATGGCATTAACACCTTCATCAGCAGATACTGCTTTAGATATTTCTAGTCGAGCATTAATATTAATTGGAGCAGAACCTATAAGTTCTTTTGATGATGGTACTACAGAAGCACTGGTATGTGTTAATCTGTATGAAGATGTTGTTCAATCTGCATTAGTGAATACAAGATGGAGATTTGCAACCAATCAAAAAGTTTTAAATCAATTATCGGATGCACCAACAGGAAGATATGATTTGGCATATCAGTTGCCAAGTGATCTTATTATGTTGCACGCAATAACGGTTAATGATAACTTAGTAGATTATCAGCTTTA